CACGTTTACCGGCGCTGACGACGACGGATCGGTCCTCCTATATCAGGGCGGATTTATCGACGTCTATCTGAACGGTGTTCGACTCATCGACGGTACCGATTTTACCACGACGTCCGATGGTGACTCCATCGTTCTTACGTCTTCTGCGGGTGCGGGAGACATTCTTTCGATCGTCGCGTACGGTGTGTTTGATCTGGCGAACCACTACACGAAAACAGAGTCCGATAACCGTTACCTGCGCCCCGACACCGTTGAACCTACGTTTACAGGAACAGCGGCGCTTGGTATTCCAACAGGTACTACAACAGAAAGACCCGGTACTCCCTCAGTTGGACAGTTGAGATTCAATACTGATGAAGGATTATTAGAACAATACAATGGTGCAAATTGGGTCGATGTTGTACCTAGTGACATTGATGTAAATACCTTAAGTATCAACGGCAATGAGGTGATCGATTCTTCTAATAACATCACCGGAACCCTTGCGACTGCATCTCAACCAAACATTACTTCTGTGGGTACACTTACAGAAGTCATTGCTACAAACTACGATGAGACCATTGGTACCATTACTTCATCGGATGTGGATCTTTCCACAGGTAATATATTTGAAGAAACAATCTCATCCAATATTACTTATACCTTTTCGAATCCACCGTCAAGTGGAATCGCATTTGGTTTTACTCTCAGAGTTACTGCATCGGGAGGTTCCTACACGATCACATGGCCAACTTCGGTGGAATGGGGCGGAGGAACTGCCCCGGATGCGCCGGCTGACGGTGAAACGGACGTCTTTGCATTCTTTACAACCGATGGCGGAACGACGTACTATGGGTTCCAGGCCGGGGATGCAATGGCATGAGTATTAGTCGTTTAATGCAAAACGCTGCATCCGGTGTATCAACAGTCGAAGGGCCGCCAACAGCGCCTGGTGCAAACTTTAGTGTTTCGCAGACGTCTACATATAATATATCATCTCTTGATTTGGAGTTGAGAGACGTTGAACTATCAGGAAATGGACAGTTCGTTTATATAAATGATTATCAAGGGGGTAACACTACTACTGTATTTCATGTGCTTGAGATGAGTACTCCTTTTGATCTAAGTACTGCTACCGATAATGGAAGCGTGTCCTTTTCTTCTCCGCAGTACTGTCTTGGGATTGTATTAAATCTTACTGGAGATCGAATGGTCGCAGCGGGATTCTATAAAGATTACGCAGAGTACGATCTTTCTGTTCCAAATGATATCTCTACCAATAATCTAATAGAACAAAACGACTTAGGCGGACTGCTCATCAACGCAATATCTTGTTCTCCTGACGGAGATCACATTCATGTCAGCAGATTCGGCGCCGTACAGTATGTTTCTGCGAATAATCTAAGAGATCTTTCTATTGCTGAGAGCAGTGAACCACTCGATGATTCGGATCCGGATGCAGATCCTGATCACGGCGTATCTTTTTTTAATGGTGGGTATACTCTTGTAAACTCAGGCACGACTAATAGAATCAACTTGTATACTGTTTCTTCGCCATATCTTGCTTCGACTGCTAGTTTTTCATCGAGTACTGTATTATCAGCGAGTATTAGTGAATTAAACGGATTGAGCTCAATAAGATACAACCAAAACGACGGGTCTTATTATGGCGCTGTATTGGATCGAACAGAAGGACAAGAATCAGTTTATATGTTCAATCTTTCACAAATATAATCTTAACGGAGTTTTTTTAACATGTTTATCAAAGTAACAAACGGCGTTCCAACAAAATACACAATTGGAGAACTGCGCCGTGATAATCCAAAGGTCTCGTTTCCAAAAAGCATACCTACGGACATTTTGGCCAACTACAACGTATATGAGTGTGTCATAGAGGATATTGGTGATTTTAATTCGTCAACGCATCGAGTTATTGATGGTGATATCGAAAAAGTTGATGGAGTATGGACCCAGAAAAAAATACTAGAAAAGAGAGAAGAAACCAAAGTCGCATCAGAGATGCGAAGAACACGTAATAGACTTCTTTCTGAAACCGATTGGACTCAGTTACCCGATGCTCCATCCGATTCTTTGGATTGGGAAAGTTATCGTCAGGCGCTTCGTGATCTGACTCAACAGACTGGATTTCCTAGCGATGTCGAATGGCCTGTGTCGCCGGATGCACCAGAATAACGATAGGTAATTATACACCATGACAGACTCAAAGGCTCGCAACCTCGCTAACCTTCTCTCAGACGGTGCAGTCGGTACCAATGAGATCGCCGATGGTGCGATCACGAACACCAAGTTGGCCAACGACTCCGTCGATGCGAATAAACTCGCAGAGGGTGCCGTACCCGAGACACCGCGCGTACTCAAACCGAGTCCATCCTCACCATCCAACGGCGCAACGGGTATCGGAGAGGAGCCAACACTCAATGGTGGCGGGTTCTTTAGTCTGTATGGTCGCAGTCATGCGCTCAGTCGTTTTCAAGTATCCGACGACGATCAGTTTAATAACATCGTCTACGACACGGGTGAGATTTCTGCCACGACCACAACGACGATTCCAGAAGGAACACTTCAGTCAGGAGAGACCACCTATTATTGGCGAGTGTACTACGAAGACGACAACGGCACCGAGTCGGAGTATTCGGACACACAATCGTTTACGACTGCGACTTTCTTTGGAATAGAAGCAACCGGCGGCACAGTAACCGACATTACCGATGGTGGTGTGAACTATCGCGTCCACACTTTTACTTCATCGGGTACCTTTGAGGTTACAGGCGGTGCAGGTCAAGTTGAGTATCTCGTTGTTGCTGGTGGTGGTGCTTCAGCAACAGGTGGAGGAGGCGGCGGCGGCGCCGGTGGTTACAGATCATCAGTGCCGGGAGAGCCTTCTGGTGGCGGTGCATCAGCGGAAAGCGTTTTGTCATTATCTGCTGGTTCTTACCCTGTCGTTGTAGGGGCTGGAGGCGCGCCCGTAGACTCTAATAACGCCACCGGAGAACCCGGATCGGACAGTTCGTTTTCGTCAATTTCATCTTTAGGTGGAGGCGCCGGAGCTACAGCGGACCCTCCGACTGATGGCGGATCTGGTGGCGGTGCTGGTCGAGGTTCAGATCCGATAGGAGGTTCGGGCACCTCAGGGCAAGGATACGATGGTGGGGATGTTGTTAATGATGATAATTCAAGCTCTGCCGGCGGCGGTGGCGCCGGTGAGCCTGGGCAAAATACAATAAGTGTTTCTGAATCTGGTCCTGGAGGAGACGGCGTGCAGTCTTATATCGACGGTTCTGGAACGTACCGTGCCGGCGGCGGCGGCGCCGCTGGATGGGCTGGCAGTGGTTTCACGACTGCTAGTTCTGGTGGTTTGGGCGGCGGCGGCGATGGCAATGCTTCTGGAACTGGATTTTCTGGAACTGCAAATACTGGCGGCGGTGGCGGATCGGGTGAGTATCCGAATCTTGGTGGCGCTGGTGGATCCGGCATCGTAATCATCCGCTATCAAATTTAGGAGTAAAAAACATGTCTCATTACGCAAAAGTACAAAATGGCATTGTCACTCAGGTCATCGTTGCTGAACCCGAGTTCTTTGACTCGTTCGTCGATACATCACCCGGCAAATGGATCAAGACCTCGTACAACATCCGTGGCGGTGTCTATTACGACCCATCAACCAATCAACCAGCAACCGATCAGTCCATCATCGACGAAGACGAGGCACGGCAGCGTAAGAACTACGCTGGTAAGGGATTTACCTACGACAAGACTCTCGATGCCTTTATCCCACCTAAGCCCTATGATTCTTGGGTACTGAACGAAGACACCTGCCTTTGGGAAGTTCCGACACCACGTCCAGACGATGGCAAGGATTATCGTTGGGATGAAGAGACTACGAGTTGGGTTGAAGTAACGGATAACGATACATAGTATAATAATGAGTAATAATGACGACGAGAACGAAGTACAGGACGACTACGACTACGCTCGTGCTCGATACTATAATCTGACCGAAAAAGGTGACGAGGCGATCGATCTGATGCTCGATCTTGCGCGTGAATCTGAAGCTCCACGTGCGTTCGAAGTCCTGTCGAATATGCTCAAACAAAATGCCGAGATCGCCGATCGTCTGATGGATTTGCAGAAGAAAAAGAAAGAAGTTCGTCTGACAGATAATCCGCAACTACCCAACTCAATGACGCAGAACAATGTGTACGTCGGTTCGACTACCGAACTGCAGCGTATGCTTCACGATCGCATCAACGAAAAATCAACAACGACAACGATAGACCAAGACGACGACGACGACAGCGACAGTGAAGAGGACTAATGAACGATCAGCGAATGCAAAGCAACTCGCCGATCACTTACCTTGGTAACAGTAATATCAAGCGAGACGGCGTCGAACAGGAGTGGACTCAGGATGAGATCAATGAGTATGCTCGTTGTCTGAAAGATCCGGTGTACTTTGCCGAGAATTATGTCAAGGTCATTTCGCTCGACGACGGTCTGGTTCCCTTTAAGTTATATCCTTATCAAGAAAAGATGGTGAATCACTTT